GCAGCGGAAGAGCTCCGGGTACACGAGGTCCACCTGCTGCCGCCTCGTGAGGTTCAGCAGGATGCACCCGTTCATCATCCGCCAGCCGGTCGGGTCCTGCTCCATGAGGATGCGCTGGAGGATCACCGTGACACCGTAAATCCAATCTCGCGCCGACCGTACTGGATACAAGCCTCTTCCGAAGGATTGAAGATGTCGAGTTCCGACCCGTGTCCGATGTGGTCAAGCACGACGTAGTTTCTCCTCCCGAACTCGGGATGATCGAGCCTGATGTGCGTACCCAGCGGAAGGAATCCCGGTAGGACGGCGACCTCCCCGAGGTATGCGTCCTCGCCCGAGGCGGTCACGCCGCCCTGAGCGTAGCACGTCGATGACACCTCGTAGTGACGCGGCGCTGCGGTCGCTAGCAGCAGCGCGGTGAATGCGGCGATCATGAGTCCGATGCACCATCACCAGCCTCTCGTAGGAACTCGCCGGCCAGCGTACGAGTCTCACCGACGAAGTCGGGACGTGCGTAGCTGTTCGGCCTGTACGCCGCCCATTCGGTAGGCGTGCGCTTCTGGATGACCCCGAGGTACCTGTGTTCCGGCTCGAGCCATGCCTGGTACAGGTCACGCATCGACGACAAGCGCGGATGCACGTACCTGATCCTCACGTCTGTGGGAAGTGGATGGCTCACGAGTCGGTGATCCTTTCGTTCATGAAATTCACAGGTCCGCGTCCTGAGGTGGCTCATCGAAGAAGCCCGTGATACCGTCGCGCGGATCCCACCAGTCAGCACCGACACGAGCGTAGACCTCCACGAACTGACCCGTGTGCCACGTGGCCACCTCCCGGGACTCACCGTACGTGGCTTCGTGCAGCTCGTGCGGCCCCTCGACTTCGCAGTAGGTCCCACTTTGGTGACCGCCCCCGTGCCAGATCCGTGCACAGCATTTCCGACCGCGACGCTCGTCCATCTCGCGTCGCACGTCCCGGCCCGGCCCTGCCTCATTCACGACAAGTAGGTTCAGTGGGTTCTTCAGCTTCGATACGTGACCCTTTCGGTAGCCTGCTGCGTTGTGACACAGCACGACCTCCACCTTCGTCGCTGTGTATCCGGTCGCTCGTGGGTGCACCTTGAGCACGACGCCCTTCGCGACCTGACCGCAGATGTTGTAGACGACAGTGACACCTGGCGTGATCTCAGTCCCGCGGTTATCCTTCATCGATGGTGCCACCCGATCTCGGCCGGGGTCTTGTCCTCGCGGTTGCGGAAGAACTGCGGGTGGCGGACCTTCAGGCCACCGGCCATCAGGCCGTTGTGGTGGACGCTGATGACGTCCCCGATCCTCGCCTCGAGGTCAGCCCGCTCAACGTCGTCGTACCCGCTGCAGGCGCCCCGGATCGCCAACCCGAGCCCATCCATCAGGTCTTCGTTGATGTAGAGCTCACCACCACGCTTGGTGGCCTCCGCGCGCAGCCGCTTGATGTACTCGGCCGATTTCCTGAGCATCTCCGGGTCAGTCGTCCGCTGCGCGAATACCGTGGACCCGACCTGCCCCCTGAGCCGACCCTGACCCGGCATGAAGCCGACGATGATGGCATCCATCTCGGCTTTGTGCTTGATCTTGACCCACCCGTGGCCACGCTGCCCGACCCTGTACGTGCTGTCCTTCCGCTTCAGGACGGTCCCCTCGAATCCGGCCTCGACCCACGCGTCGTGGGTCTCCTGCGCAGCCTCGACGTACGGCGTCCGCTGAAAGAGGTTGTCGTCCGCGATGTCCATGCCACGTTCGTTCAGCTGCTCGTCTAGCACGTTCAGGCGCTCGACGAGCGGCCTCCCGCGCAGGTCGGTCCCACCGAGCTGCAGGATGTCGAAGCAGTGGTAGGTCAGCGGTCTAGTGTGTGACGCCTTCCACACGGCCTTCTCCGCGTCGCTGTTCATGATCGACTGCACGTGCTCGAAGTCGTTCACGACGCGGGGCTCGCCGGCGGCCGTGCCCTCGCGCAGCGCGCAGATCTCGCCATCCAGCACGGTCCCGCACGGGAAGCGTTTGAGCAGAGCGTCCTCCAGGTACGGCAACTTCCCGTCCTGCCACTTTTCGCCGCGGCTCATCATGCTGACCCGTCCGTCTTCCACGACGCAGACGAGGCGATACCCGTCCAGCTTCGGGTTCATCAGCCAGTCGGTCGGTTCGCCGACCTCCCGCACGAACCCCACTGCCTTGCAGGTCATAGGGGCGAGGGCGGCCGTTGCGTACATCCGACCGCTCGGCCGTACGGCTGCCTCAACCGGTGTGCCGCTCCGCTCGAGACCCCGGTCGGCCACGAGCTGCAGGACGGTGGGCAGGTCCTCGGCGGGACCGATGCTCGCCTCCAGTTCGTCCGCGACGCGGAGCAACTTCTCATCCTTCATGGCTCGGTAGTTCCTCATGATGCCACCAGGACAGCCAGTGCCTCGGCGTCGTTGTTCTCGCGGACAACGGCATCACGGACGGCTGCGAGCTTCTCGGCCGACATGGCGCTGAAGTTGCGGAGCTTGCCGGAAGGACCGCGGCCACTCTGTGTCCGGGCTGCGGCGACTTCGTTGCGTACCTGGTCGAGTACCGGCTTGGCCTCAGCCGTGACGGCTGCGGCGTCCTCGGCTGCTTCCACCGAGACGTAGATGTCCACAGCCTTCTGGACCGGAGCGGTGACGATGTACCCAGGTGAGCAGGGGCACATCGAGCAGCCTGCGTGCTGTGACCAGTTCAGTTTGACCTGCTCGGACTGGCAGCCGAGGAACTCGGCGATCTTCGCCTTGAGGGTCGGCATGAGCTCGCGACGGTAGAGGTCAGTGGGGCGGTTACGGCGGCCGACGAAGAGGTTCTCCAGGACGGTCTCGCCCTTGGGGCTGATGTAGCAGCGCATCTTCTTGTTGTATTCGGCCGGCGTGGGTGACATGTACGGGCGGCTGTACCGGCTGACGGCTGGGCGCCACTTCGGGAGCTGACGCTCGTGGAAGTCGATCTCGGTGATGCTAAGGGAGTTCATTTTCTCGGCTCCTTGTTCGGTGGTCTTCATAGTTAGATTATCGACCACAGGCGCGCCGAAGTCAACAGGTCGATGCTAAGATTTATCTAACCTTTATCTACCTGCGAAGTCCACGCGGAACGTGAAGAGGTACCCCTTGTGAAGATCGTCAGTGAACGACTGGCGACGAAGCGCCTTCCGGAGCGCCTCCTCCTTGTTCGGTGCATCGTAGCACACGATGCGTCGCTCACCCGTCGATAGGTTATGCACTTCGACTTCGTACCTCACGCATCCACCCCCACGTCACGCAGCTGCCCACGGCCCTCGGTGTCGTAGACCGTGACCATCATTTTCCCGCCGGTCCACACAGGATCGAAGCGGGTCCCTTCCGGGTACTGCTCCTGCGCGGCCTCGATGGCTTCGCGCTTCAGGGTGTCCAGCTGCTTCTGCTTCATGGCCTGCTCCTTCGTTCTCGGTTTCCCGAGACTCTAACAGGTCAGGCGAAGCGTGTCAACCGCAGCGGCGCATCAGAAGCGCAAAGGCCGGCTGACCGCGTCGACCCTCGTACTCGCGCCACCCGTACCTGAACCCGTCGCGCGCGTACGTCAGCTCCCACACCGTCTCGCAGTACGGGTCGAGGCGGCGGTGGACCCAGCCGGCGGTCAGGTTGTGCACGTGCGCGGGATGAGGATGCGTGATCGCGTTGTTCTCCGCGCCGGCGATCGCGATGTACCCGGTCGGTCGCACGGCCTGCAACATCTTCTGCAGCACCATGTCGGGTTCCTGCACGTGGTCGAGCGAGTTCGTGGCGATGGCCAGGTCGTACACACCCTGCTCGCCGATGTCCTCGGCCTGCATCGCGACGTGGTCGGGACACGGCAACACCTTACGGTACTCGTCGGAGAGCGGGTCCACCACACGTCGGTACCCGAAGCGCAGTAGGTCGGACACCGGCATCGGACCGCCCCCGACCTCAAGGATGGACATCTCCTCAGTGCCCAGCTTGTCCAGCAGCAGGTCACGCAGCAGTTTGTGGTGGCGGATCCGCTCGCGCTTGAACTTCTCTTCCCGCTCCGCCTCGTTCGGAATGAGCCACGATGCGACCTCTGCCTCGAGCGTGTCCTCGTAGCTCATGCCGACCACCGCTCGACGTTCTCGTCATGGATCTCTTGGAGGATCGTCTCGGTGTCGTGTAGCACGCTCCATCCCGTGTACCTGGACCGGAAGGCCGCGTTGCTGCTGATCCACCACTTGTGGTCGCCGATGCGTGCGCGGTCGCTGTAGTCCCAGTCGAGCCGCTTCCCGGCGATCAGCTCTGCGGCCTGTATCGCCTCGATCATCGAGCAGTTACTCTCCCGGCCACCGCCGATGTTGAACACATCACCGGAGCGCGGTGCCTTCCGCCAGTGGTCGAACGCGACGACAAGGTCGTCGGCGTGGAGGTTACACCGCACCTGCTTGCCGTGGTATCCGTACACGCAGTACGGCCGTCCGGAGATGACGCACTTCATCAGGTAGGACAGGAACCCGTGGAGCTCGGTGCCGGCGTGTTTCGGTCCGGTGAGGCAACCGGGACGGAAGCAGACCGTCGGCATGTCGAAGTACCGCCCGTACTCCTGAACGATTAGGTCACCGGCCGCCTTGTGCGCACCAAACAGCGAGTGCGTCGTCCGGTCGATGGACATCGTGGTCGTGATCCCATCGCGGTACTCGTGACCTTCTGGCACCTCGAGGCGGGTCGGCAGTTCCACGAGCGGAAGCAGATTCGGGTTCGCCCCGTAGACCTTCGACGTGGAGCAGTGGACGAACGGCGCATCCGGGCAGTATTTCCGGGTAGCCTCAAGGACGTTGATCGTCCCCTGGGCGTTGACGCCGAAGTCGGTCAACGGATCCTTTACCGCCCAGTCGTGTGCGGGCTGCGCGGCACAGTGCACGACGAGCTCGATGTCGTCAGCCTCGACGAAGGCGCGAGCCACGGCGGCGTAGTCCCTGATGTCGACCGACCGCAGGCGGAAGGTATCGTAGCGGCGAGCCTGTGCATCGCCGACGCCCCACGTGGAGGCCTCGTCGCCGAAGAAGCGGGCGCGCATGTCATTGTCGATCCCCACGACGTCGAAGCCTTGTTCGGTGAAGTATTTGACGGCGGCGGATCCTACGAGGCCGCTCGACCCAGTGATGATTGCGACGCTCATGTCTCCCCCAGGGTGGGGATGGTGGTCCAGTCGGTGAACATCCGTACGAACAGGCATGTGGCGATATCATCGTCGTAGTACGTGCCGCACGGGCCGGGAAGGACCGTCGGCCGTTCCCACGGCATGACTTCCGGAGCCAGGATCGGTAGGTCCTCGAGGTCGATCGCGGCAAGCACGTAGGGGGTCACCAGCGCTTTCGCGGCACTGACCGCATATACCTCCTCGCCCGACCGCAGCAGCTCGGCTGCCAGGTCACCGGCCGGAAGCCGACGTGGTGGGTGCTGATGAAGTGCTGACAGGTACAGCTCCGTCTTGCGGGCACGCACACGTGCTGCCTCGCCCTCGCCGACAAGGGATGGGAGCCATCCTTCCCACGGACGCCGGACGTGCTCGCGGGTCACGGTCACTCCCGCTGCTGCGGTGTAGCACCAGCTCAGCAGCGGGAGGGTGTCAGCGAGGCACCCGTCCACATCGAAGACGGAGACGGGCATGGACCTACGGGCGGCTCTTGCCGGACGCGCGGTCCGCGTAGCGCACCGGGTCCTCCCACACCATACCCGGAAGCAGTGTGCCGGGTACGTCGGCGTAGATCGGTTCGAAGGACGTGATGCCCAGTTTCTCGTGGGCGCTGAGCCTCCACTGCTGCGGACGGCTCACGACCTTCTGGCCCGCCTGCACGTACGTGCTGGTGGCAGGCAACGCCCCGTTCACCACGGTCCACCCTCGTCCGTTCGGGATCGGGATGATGGCGGGACGGTGACCGTGTCCGAGGATCACGAGGTCGGCCTCCCCCAGCATGGCTGCGTACTTCGGCGCGAGGTTGCTCACGGAGTACCACGGGACGCCGCCGTATCCGCCGGCGCTCCATTTGAAGCTTGACCCGTGCTCGAACACGGTCTTGATGCCTGCGATCTCCTTGTACCCGAAGTAGGTTTCCCAGTTCCGGATCTTGAGGCGGCCGCCTTTGACATCCTCATCGAGCACGCGTTCGAGGAACGCGCCGACGAGCCACGAGAAGGTGTCGATGTACGAGGACTCTCCGAGTCCAGCGTTACCCGGCTTCTGGGTCGTACGGTCGTGGTTCCCACCGATGAGGTCGATCTCGACCTCCTCGTAGATCGTAAGCTCCTGCCTGACGAGCCAGGCGAGGAGGTCGAAGCCCTGTATGACTTGGCGCGTCACGACGTCGGTCACGGACTTCATCTGTGACGGGCGCATGTTCGAGCCCTCGACGAGGTCGCCGATGAACAGGTGGTGGAGCTTCCTCGTGTCGCGTGCGTGGAGGTCGAGGTTGTGGAGTCGGTTGACCGCCTTCCAGATCTTCGCGACCTGTCCACGTGCTGTCTCGATGCCGTGTTCGTACATGCCACCCGTCTCCTCGAGGGTGGTCTTCTGACCGATGTGCCAATCACCCGTGATGAGGATATCCTCGTGTACCGGCCTGTTGCCCGGATCGGGTAGCGGCGCAGCGAGCTCGGTGGGCTCGTAGGACTGCAGGCAATCCGCGAGCACGGCCTCGTAGCGTCGCATCCGATGCTCGCTCGAGAGGATGCGCTTCAGTTCAGCGCGGTTCGCGACCTCGATGTCGCGACGCTCAGCCTCGCTGACGACCTGGTCGAGCGGCTTGGCCTCGAGAGTCTGCTTGGAGGCGAGGGCCTCACGGACCCTGTCACGGAGGTTAGGGTTGCGTCGAAGGTAACTACTCAGCGTTGTCTCGGCTACGCCAAGGGTCCGCGCGTACGTCGCACGGCTACCGCACTCCGCGATCCCCTCGAGCACATCGTCATCAGCCGGCCAGGTGTGCTGGGCCATAGGTCAATCCTCCAGTCGCTTGGGTACGGATCCACCCGGCCACTTCTTATAGGCGAGGGTGCAGTTGAAGAGGTTCTCATCCTCTCCAATTTTAGCCCCGGGCTCACCTGGGTCACCTTCGAGGGCGCGAAGCGCCCATTCGGAGAGCCACTGCCCGCTGTTCACGGGGCAGCACTTCCCGATCCACATCGACGCCTGGCCGGAGTTTCCTGTGGGCCATGTCCAGGCGTCTGGGTAACCCATGAGGCGCGAGCACTCGCGCACAGTAAGGAGGCGCGGCTCCGCCCAGTGGACGACGCCGTGGATGGCACCGCCCGTGAGCACGTAGCCACAGCGGTCTGGGCGGATCTTGACGGGCCAGCTCCACCCGTTGTATTTCTGCTCAGCCTCGTTCCACGATTTCTCCAGCTCGGGCGGGCGGATGCCGCGGCGCTCGAGAGACTGGGTCAGGTTCTCGCCGATGTTCCACCCGTCCCAGAACTGGTGGATGACGTCGGCCACGCGCCCCTCGTCCTTCGTGACGTGCGAGTCAAAGAGGCCGTCGTCGCGGCGGCGGTCCGTCTGAAACTGGAAGCGGTCCTTCCGTTTGTACCGCTGATCCTCCCACTGCAACTTGGCTCCCTGCAGGTCACCGATCGCCATCTCGTAGGTCGTGACGTGACGCTCCGGCGGTTGATCGACGCCAAACGGGATCCGGTGAAAGACCGGAAAGTACCTGTGCCGCATCTGGGCAGCCCCCACGGAACCGCCGGACATCAGCACGTGCGTTATCTCGTAACGTGGGACGTCGAAGCGGGAGTCGGTCGCGTACCGCGCATATGTGAGCTCGTTCAGGATCGTGAGGAGCTCCACCATCAGCGAGCGTCCCTGCGTGTACGCGCCCTGCACAGACTCGAACGATACGATCTCGGGACCGGGTCGGCCGTCAGATCCCGTGCACATACCCGCGTACGTGATGAGCTCACGCATGCAGTTATTGATGAGGCTACCTGGACCGCGGGCGTTTTCACCCTTGGATGCGTTCATCAGCGAGAAGCCTGAACACGGTGGTGTGCCGCACAGGAACGAGACGTTCATCTGTGGCGTCCATCCGTCCGCGGGTGTGCCGTCCTCCTGATGCCACCAGGTGTTCAGCCCACGGAACTTGCTACGGTTCTCCTCCATCACCGCGTTGCCGAACCCTCCCGGAAGCGCCACGCGGTGGAGGAGGTCGAAGCCGGCCTGTGCTGTGCCGAGGCTCCACGCCCCAGCCAGCCCTTGGCAGTCGACGAAGTTGCGTCTCATGATGGCGTCACCTCCGCGTCGCCTCCGACGGCGCTCGCGCGCTCCATCATGGCCATCGCAAGTTTGTGTGTGAATGGGATGGCATCCCAATCCTGGCCACGCGTGATGGCAGGCTCGAACTCGCATTTCACATCGAGGCTACCCTCGTGATCCTCACGGATCGTGATGATGACGTTGCTCATGGGGTCGGTCCTTTCGTGTCCGAGCTCGCGGTTGTCCCAATGCCACGCGGACCATCCCTACGTGCCGTCGCGCCGGGCGGTACGCACGGTACCACGAGCAGGCCGACGAGCAGCTGCCCGCGTGCGTACCTCGTGGGGACCGGAGACGTGAGCCAGGTATGCACCTCGCCCTCGTACCCTGGGTCGATCACGGGGGTGCTGACCTGCACACCTTCGCTGGCAGTCGATGTCCTGGGAACCACAATCCCGACGTATCCGTCCGGGATCGCGACGCTGATCCCGAGGGGCGCACGGTGTGTGGTATGGGCCGCGAGCTGCGGGGACGAGTACCTCACCGCAAGGTCGACACACACGTCATTCGCGTACCCTTGCTGCAGCCCCGCCTCGTACAGGTCCGAGTCCAGCACCGTGACCATGTCTACCACGGTGGGCGGCTCGCGGTTCACGACGTTGCCAGCGTCGAAGAACGGCTCATCAGCGCTGCCGGTCCTCCCCGCCATCAGAACGGGGAGGGTGTGCCGTCGGGAGCGACCGGAGGCGCGGCGACTGGGGCGGGCGCCGCGACCGGAGGCGCAGTTGCGACGGGTGGTGCCGGCGGAGGCGCAGCGGGTGCCGCCTCTTGCGGAGCGGGCGCCGCGGGAGGTGCGGCGGGAGGTACCGGAGGCTGTGTCGGAGGTGCGGCGGGCGCCGCGACCGGAGGCACAGCTGCGGGCGCTGCTGCGACCGGCGGTGCCGGAGGTGCGGGAGCCGGGACGGGCGGTGCAGCGGCGGCCGGTGCCGGTACCCCTGCAGGAGCACCGTTAGCGGTCCCGAGCGAGATGAGGTTGATCTTGCCGATCGGCCACGACGGGTATTCTCGACCGTTGTGCTCGCGGCGCCCGAACTCCGGAAACTCGACGACGCGACCCGTCAGCAGCGTGGCGAGGTCCTTGAGTCCGCTGGCCTGCGCGATCTCGTTCTTCCCGATGCCGAAGCCAGCGAGGTTCTGGAACGCGATGCCCATCGCCTTGTCGGTGAACGACAGCGAGATTTTCACCATCTTGCCGGCCTCGGGTCCACCGATGACCTTGAGGAACGCGCCGATGTAGTTCTCGCCGGCGGTCGCGCGGGTGACTTCGAAGGTGTATGCACCATCAGGAAGGAGGGTCGGCTGCTCCGCTTCGTGGCGGGCGAGTGCCTCCTGGAGGTTGAGGTCTGCCATCACACTAGCCTTTCGTATAGCTGGGTTATGTTTGGATCAGCGATGACCGGGCCACCAAGCTGCCCAGTTCCATCCTTTGCGACGATTGTGGGCGTGGGCTGCACCAGGAGGTTCCGCTGCAGTCCGCCGTCCGGGGTGTGGGACACATAGAGGTACCCGACCGTGTCCATGAAGTACGGGATGGTTTTCCGAAGCGCCCCCTGCAGCAGAGGTTCGTGCCGACCATTCTCACCGACCGTCGTACCGACGACCACCACGACGCAGTCGATTGTGTTAGTCGGTTCGAGGACGAGGTCACGGTAGTGGCGCACCATCGACTCCAGGTGCCGAAGCACCGAACCCCAGTCCTGCATCTCGAGCGCACGCAGACCTACGAGCTGGTCGATGTATTTCTTCTGGGCTTCCATCAGCGAGTCGATGTCGACGGAGCGGAAGCTGTGGCGGCCAGACTGCAGCCACTGGTACGTGCGACCGATGACGTCGAAATCCGTCACGTTGACGATGCAGATCGTCCACGTCCCGTCGTACACGGGAGGATCTTCGGTGCGGGGGTCCCACAGGATCTTAGGGCCGCCAGGTATGTACCTGGAGCGACCCTCCGAGTCGAGGATGAGCAGTGGCAACGGAGCCGTCCCCGCCAGCCAGCTCTTTCCCGCCCCAGCGTCCCCGTGGAGCAGCATTGTGAGCGTCGGATTCACTGTTCTTACCGTATCCTCTCGTGCGCTTCAGATCTCGAGTCCGGGTAGCCCGCCGACGGTGTCGGCGTAGCGCTGAAGCGGGTTCCCGACCTCGAAGTCAGCAGCGAGGTCGAGCTCGACATTGCTACCGTCATCGAAGTGGGAGCAGATGTGGAAGAACGGGCATTCCCACTTGCAGTCGCGCGTGGGGTTAGGCTCGCACACCTCGTGGTGGGAGGCCCCCGCCTCGAGTTCGGTTTCCACCTGCCGGATCCGCTTCGCGACGGCGATGACATGCATCCAGTGTTTCTCCAGCTCGTGCCGGTTGTGTTTGACCTCCTCACGGCCGAAGAAGGGTGGTTTGGCCCGCGAGGTCCGCTTGCACTTGCGGAGCATGTTGTAGAGCACGCCCTGTGCCGCATCTGCATCGCGTCCTTCGTTGCGAAGCGACATGTACTCGACGAGGTGCTCGGTCAGGAGCTGCGTGTCGATCTGCAGGAACGGGAGTGGCGTGCTGAGGTCCCCGACCGTCTTGTGCTCCAGCGCGAGCCTGATGTCTTGGCGCTCGCGGTGGACGATGCGTGCGTCGAGCTTCGACAGGAGTGTCACATCCTCATAGAGGACCGCCTCACGGGCACCCTCGGATGCGACCACCTCGAACCCGCGGTCAGCCCCCGTCTCTTCGAGCCACTCCCAGTAACCTTCGATCATAGCGAGGGCGAGGTCCGCCTCCTTCTCGATGTTCGACCTTTCGTCGGGGAACTTGGTGAGGTCCTCCTGCACGGACTGCTTGAGCCACGCGACCGGATCCTGGGGGGCCACAGGATCGTACAGGACCGCGAGCGCATTGTGCACCCGCGTGCCGATGCCGGTCGGACGGTTGAAGTCACGCTGCCGGGGACCGAGCCCCCGATACGTCGACAGCCACCACTTGCGTCGGCATCGCTTGAACGTCTTCATCTCCGAGTTGGTGAGGCGAAGCGGATGCCTCATGAGGATCCCGCCTCGTAGCCGGCTCTGTAGGCGTCGCGTGCCCCGGCTGTGAAACGATCACCGACATATGGGCATCCATCCTGGGCGTCTTCGTATCCGTACCGGTACAGCGTCGGCCATTTCTCAAACTTTTTTGGGATCCTCATGAGTCCTGTTCCTTACCCGTGTCATCGCCGATGATCGTCGCCTTGAAGAGTGTGCGCGATGCGGAGAGGAACACGACGACGCCCTCCGGGTCCATGAACCCGGGTGCCGCGACTGAGCCACCGGTGCGCAGCTCCTCGAGAGCGCGGTCGACCGCATCTGTGTCGAACACACCCGCATAGAGCACAGGCACCACGCTCACGAGGCCGGACTCCACGATCGGCGTACCGCTCCAGCGGCCGGTGTTGAAGAGTGAGAAGCGTTTCTCGTCCAAGCCGTACCTGCGCTGTATCCCGGCGCCCCACCACTCACCGAAGTGCAGCCCGGGTCCGAGGCCGACACGCAGCGCGTCTTCGTTCTCCTGCACCCATCCGGCGAAGCCGGCGTTGTCGGTCGTCTTACCGGGGTGAATCAGTCGCTTCCGCGACTGGGCGTACACCTCACCATCCTCGGTGATCCCGACCGCGGCATTCGTACCGTCGATCTTCTCGGTAATGAGGCAGCCGCGCCGGAGGCGTGGGATCTTCGGAAACGAGACAAACTCGACGCTCATAGCCCCACTCCCTCCTCGAGGATCTCCTGTAGTGCCGCGTACCCACATGTGTCCACGGCCGAGTCGCGGTGGTACCCGTTGTCGGCCATCCGCATCTGCTTGAGGATGACCATCAGCGCGCACACGTCGTTGACGGTGAGGTGCGTCTTGAACCCTTCGAGCTTCGTGCGCAGGTCGTCGAGGTTCCCCGCGTTCAGATCGTCCACGAGCTCGTCCACGGCCGTATCCAACCCGAGGTACGCCGACCATCCGTCAGCGATGCGTCGGAAGTTCCTGGTCGGTGGCCCGTAGTGCTGCAACCGCTCGCCACGGATGATGCCGTGGGCCTCGCTGAGAATGTCGTTACCGTCCATCTGCTTCCTCCAGTTCGTGATGACGTTCGAGCCACGACACCTTCGCCTGTCCGGGGGTCAATCCTCCCAGCGGAAACGGGTCGTTATCCGGGTCGTACAGACCCGCTGAAAACCACGACGCACCGCCGGAGGGAAGCAAGTGATAAGCCTCCGCGGATAGCGCCCAGTTGTCCGCATCCTTCACGGCACGCGGCTGCGGATCAGTGAGCCCGAGGCCGAGCGCCTCGTTCACGGCGAGCCACACCCGACGTTCGATGGCTTTGTATTCGGGTAGCATGCCCTTCAGCGGTCGGTTCACGTCCCCGACGAACGCCTCGGCGTCGTCGTGGTGGAGGCCCGACCACTGAACGTCGCGATCGAACCCGAGGTACTCGAGCCGACGCGACACGATGACCGCGTGCTCCGCGACGGAGTAGAAGATCGTGCACTGCCCCGTGTAGCGGCAGATGTGGGAGAGCCCGTGCGCCACGTCGTCCAGCGTGATGTGGGTCGGGTCCGGATCGTGGAAGTTGAGGAAGGACCCGGAGCGGAGCTCGATGTGCCCCGTCAGGTCGTCAGGCGCGCGCAGCGTGCTCACGGGACCTCCTTGCTACCTCGCGTGCCACTTCATCCCAGTCCGGCGCACCGACGACCTCGATGTCGGACGTGCCGTCCATGATGACGCACTTGTTGTGTGGAAAGGTATCGTGCAGGAACGCCTCCAAGGCTTCGTAGGCGCTGAACGGCTTCATCGCATCCTCGCTCAGCGGAATCTCGTCCACCCGCAGCACGAGGACGTCGCCCGGGTTCAGGTGGACCCGCTTCACATCAGCCAGGACGAGCTCCTCGATGTCAGCCATCGAGCCACCTCCGCAGGGTCTCCTCATCGCGGCAGATCTCCTCGAGCCGCGCCTGCTTTTCAAGGCCGACGTCGAACACGTGCTGCTCGATTGTGTTCGCCGCCATGATGTCGATGCGCTGCACCTCGCGCATCTGCCCCTTGCGCCAGATGCGATCCTCGGCCTGGAGGTTCTTCACGAGCGAAAAGCTGCGCTGGAGGAAGATGCTGTGCCGTGCGGCCGTGAGGGTGATGCCCTCACCACCGGCGCCGAGGGTCGCGAGGATCACACGGGAGCGTCCACCCTGGAAGTCGTCCACGGCGGACTGGCGACGGTGCACATCGATGGCACCCGTGATCATCCCCTTCGTGATCTTCGCCTTGTCGAGCCTGGCCGCCGCGAGCTCGATCAGCTGGCGCGACTCGGCGAACACGACCGCCTGCTCATCCTCGCCGATCTCTTCGAGGATCTCCATCAGCGCGTCGAGCTTGGACGACGGCTCGGTCAGCGTCAGGTTCCCGTGTTCATCGACCTCACCGTACGAGGCGGCAAGCTGCACGAGGCGGGTCATGCGCGTCAGCGGGTTCGTGGCCATCAGGACCCCGGACTCGAGCTCGGCGAGGAGCTCCTTCTTCAGCTGGTCGTACGCTTTGCGCTGCTTCGGCAGGAGGTCCACCTCGCGCACCTGCAGCGGGAGCTTCGCCTTCAGGCCGGGCACGACGATGGCGGTCGGGCGCCGCAGGAAGCGCGGGTCGAGGATGCGCAAGAACTCGTCACGGACGTCGCCGCGGATCCCGACGACGTTCATGAACCCGAACTGGCTCCACGACTGCAGGGCGTACCTGTCGAGAAACTGACCCTTCGCCGGCCATTCGTCGGGTTCGACCATGTGCATGATCGCCCACGTGTCCTCTGGGCTGTTCGCGACGGGCGTGCCGGTCAACGCGAAGCGATGCTCGCACTGCCGTGCGACCTGCCACGCTGCGCGGGTCTGCTTCGCGGACGGGTTCTTCGCACGGTGCGACTCGTCAGCGATGAAGGTCCGAAGCGGGATCTGCTGCAGCTCTTTCGGCTCCTTCTCCGAATCGGTGAGTCGGATGGACCCGTACCCCGCTACCCGCGTGTGGTAGCGAAGCGACTCCCAGTTGAAGATGAACACGTCGGCGCCGGATGCAAGCTGCTTACGGCGCTGTGCGGCTCCGCCCGAGACGACCTGAACCTTCCGGCGGGGGTCCCACAGGGCCCACTCCTTCTCCCAGGTCTTCTTCATGGAGTTCGGACAGACCACCACGGCCGGGAACGGATCCTGCCCCTCGATCTCGAGTAGGCGTAGGGCGCAGATGGTCTGCACGGTCTTACCGGACCCCATCCCATCGCAGAGCGCTGCTCGACGTGCGGTGGCGAGGAACCGCACGCCTGCGCGCTGCCTGGGCTCCAGGTCCCAATCCTGCTCGACGAGCTCACCGTTGAAGGTCTCACCCGCCTTGGGAAGGTCTTTCGGTAGGAGGTTCTCCGGGAGGACCGCGTCCTCGGCGTCGCGCAGTGCGAGGCAGGGCTGCACGCGCGTCTGCAACTCGTAGGTGGCCCACGCCGTCAAGTCCGGTCCGATGCTCAGGTTGGGTCCGAAGACGCCACGCAGCTGCTGGCAGGAAGCCCAGCTGAGTGGCACCCACCACAGGCTGTTATCTTTGTCCCATTTTGCGCCAGGGATCTTCTGAATGAGTTCCTGTTCACGGAACTCAACAAAGCACCAGATCCTGTCGCCGCCTCGCTCGACGTACATATGGCTACCGTATCTTCACGGCTGCATCGAGCGACCTGCGCAGCTGCACGAGGTCGATGATGCGCCGGTTGCATAGGAACAGGACGAGATGGCGTGTGGCGTCTCGAGGATGGTCTACGCCCTTCGTCCACATACCGAGCGCCCGCAGCTTCGCATCCGTCGCGAACATCTTCGCTTCACTCGGGGACTGCGTCGTGAAGGTCACATCGTAGGCTCGCGAGAGGTATCGACCGATGCCGATCAGCTCGATGGCCTGCAGCGAGCCTGCTGTGCTCTTCTTCGCCGTCTGCGCGGAGATGTGGAAGCTCTCGAACACGCAGTGGTCGACGTCTGTCGCGAGCTCGCGGTGCACGGTAGCACACGCTTCTTCCCACGGCTCCCACCACGCGCGGAACCTCCCGTCACGCCATTCAGCGAAGCCCGTGCTGCCTCCCGGGTCTACGGCGAACACTCTCATGCGGACCTCAATCCGTAGGCAGCGGGCACATCAGATCCTCCGCCGCACTCTTCCATTTCAGCGAGGCAGTACAGGATCGCGAGGGCGTTGTCATCCGGCTGGTCGTCCTGCACCGTGACCACGAGCAGCTGACCGTTTGGCATTCGCACCGGTACGCTATGCACCCGGGCGTTCTCCTCGACGATGCGGTCCCACTCACTCTCGGGTACTTCCAGTGCGGTGAGGTGATCAGCGGTCGTCCTCATGGCTTTCCCTCCACGCGCGGGTCACCAAGCCCGAGCCACTTCTCAGCGTCGTGCCGGTTGGTGTTGCGGATCGGCGGCAGCGTGCGTATGTAGGCGCACGTCGCCATCCAGAAGTTGCCAGAGAAGTGCATGTCAGGCTCCATCCTCCACCAGTGTCCGGCGAGATCGTACTCCTCGAGCTTCGCGAGGTAGATCCGCCAGTCCCGGACGATGTGATCGGTCATCAGCCGTCGCCACTCCGGGTCGGTCTTTGTGTGCGCGTACATCACGGCACCGTCGTGATAATGTGCGTAGTGGCGCAGCTGCATAAGCGTGACCTGCTCGAACCCGTACCGCTCCTCGGCCACCACCTTCACAGTAGAGCCGAATGCGGCGATGCACCTACCTCGTTCGTTGGGCCCACCCACCACGCCCAGATGCACGGGCGACGGAAAGCCGCTCTCAGCAAGTGCGTCCAGGTGCTCGCATATTGGGTTGTGCCAGGCACCGTTGCACCAGGCGTGGTAGAAGTGGGCGACCCTCATCAGAAGGTCCGCTGCGTGTATTCGCCTTCACCTTTGCCAGATGCGGAAGTCGATGATGGTTCCGTCAGCGTGTTCGCTCCGACCGAGGTGAGTGCGGTCGGTGTTTTGACGACGAGGTTCGGTTCGCTACCGCCCGTCGCGTATGCGACACCAATGGCTGCGAGTGCGATGACGAGCATCATCGCGATGAATGCTATGAGCCTACGTTTCATTCGTCTCCTTTAGGTTAGATATCACGAGTGCAACTTCCATAGGCACCACACGATCAGGACGGTGAGGAGGACGTACATGGCTGCGATGTCGAGGATCACGCTGCGTACTCCTCGAATAGCGGGCTATCCATACCCGCGTACTTGCTACCCCAGCGCTTCGTCGTGTTGACGTCGATGGCGATCGGGCACTGGAAGAGGCGGTGCTCCGGGAACACATCGTGGATGGTGGCGACCACATCCTCGAGCTCATCGTCGGACGCTTCGAAGACGACCTCGTCGTGGACGGGCAGGAGGATCTTGTCACCCAACCCGGCCGCTGCGAGTTCCACCAGCTTCAGCTTGAGGAGGTCCGCTGTGGCCGACGACTGGATGAGGTAGTTTATGCCCTTGAACGCCTTGCTCTTTTCGACGGGCAGCCTCCGCCCGAGGATCGTCTCCACGTATCCTGTCTTCGAGTCACCTTTGAAGCTACTGCTACGGACCTGCGCGATGGTGGCCATCATCCAATCCTGTACGCCCGGAAAAAGTTCGTTGTACTTGACCATGAACCGATCGATGACATCCACGGGCACCCCGGCGGTCAGAGCGATCTTCGCGTTCCCCGCACCGTACACCCGCGCGTACTGCGTGTTCTTCGAGACCTGCCGCTGCGGCTTCGTGACCTCGCTGATGGGGACTTCGTACGCCTGCGATGCCACCCACGTGTGCAGGTCCTCACCTCGTTCGAAGGCTTCGATCATCGGGCGTTCTTCGGCGAAGGATGCGAGGACCCTGAGCTCGCATGCGTCATAGTCGGCGAGGATCAGGCTGCTGCCCTCGCTACGTGGGACGAAACAGTTGCGGACCATCTGGCCGCGTGGCAGCGTCTGCAGCGGGGGGTCGGTGACGGACATGCGTGCGGTCTTGGCTGCGAGGACCTTCACGGACGGGTAGAGAACACCGCCGACGTTTTCATCCTCGAACTTCTTGAAGTAGTTGTTCACCATCCGTTCACGTTTGCGGCACTCACGCAGCGTGCGTACCTCGGGGAAGTAGGCTTCCTGTTCCTCGAGGACGTCGTCGTCCACGGACAGGTTCCCGGCGTCAGTCCTCTCCACTAGGACCGCACCTTTCGACTGGAGCCATTCAATGACCTGCGCCTCCTTGGACGGTTCGAACGGCAGGTGGGCGCGCAGCTGCTCGACCCTGTTTTCGAGGAACGCCCGCTCGCGCCGCGTGTAGTCGAGGTCGATCGCCATGCCACGTAGGCCAGCATCGCGCAGCACGTGTATCGCGGCCATCTCGACCTCGTAGACTTTCATGAACGGCTGAATCTGTGGCCAGAGCTCCTCAGCCAGGAGAGCCGTGAGAACCGTGTCCATCGCGCTGTAGACCCAGAAGGCCGGATGGTCGATGGGGATTGTCCTCCAGTCCCATTTACCCGCCTTGTACGCATCGGACAAGCCGCTGCTTCCCATGTATGCGCGCGCGTCGACGTAGCGTGCACCGCCACCCTTCAGCGACACGCCCGAACGCGGGTCCACGAGGTGGGCCATCGGGTACGTGTCGTGCACACGGTGCTGCGGGATCACCACGCCGTCACGCTTGAGGAAGCGCGTGTCGAAGAGTGCGTTGTGGAAGACCACTTTCCCGTCGTACACCGGTAGCATGTCCTTCACTGCTCCGCGCCAGTCGGCCCACGGGATCGCCCACCCGTGGTTCTTATCACCGAGCTGGCAGAGGCGGATCGCGTCCCTACCCACGTTCAGCCCCTCGGTCTCGATGTCGCACGCGAGCCACTCGCGTCGTTCGCCCAGCCAGGTGCGTAGGCGGTCGAGGTCCTCGAGGTTCTCTACGAGGTGGACTTCGGTGTTATCCAGCGGACCTGGCACGGAGCGCGATCTCTGTTTTTGCGTCGTTCGCCGACTGCCACAGCTGGCTGATGAACCCGTCGAACGATTTGGCTTGGAAAGCAACCGTGACGTAGCGCTCGACGGTCGAATCCTCGGTGGTGGCTGACACCCATGACCGCGCCTTCGCGAACTGGTCATCCCCCTTCCCGAACGGATCGCGGTACAGGTGCATCGATCCCGCGGTGACCGTAAGGTCGCCGAGCACCACGTGCACACCCCGCTCAGCGAGGAGGAGGCGGACCGCCTCGGCGACGCACGAGAAGATGAACACGTCGAAGGTGAAACCCTGCACGATGTCCTGGGACCGCATCGTCGTGATGCAGTGTAGTGCGCCGCCTCGGATTACGAACTGCATCCCGGTCGTGCACGCGATGTCGGCAGCCTTCTGCGGGCGCTCACGCCAGATGTTCAGGTACGCCTGACGCGACGATTCGTCCTCGGCGAGCGAGTCCACGATGAAGTGGAGCTGATCGACGATCTTGGGACCGTACGCCCCCCGCAGGAACACACCGTCGTCACTGAACGTTTGGTAGGCGCGCATGTACGGCATCAGATCCTTGAGCCGGTTGCTGCCGGACAGGATCCACGCAGGCTCCGCGAGGAGGAACGGGATGTTGACCTTCCGCGCGGCCAGCGATAGGTAAGCGGGCATCGGCACACGGTACTGACCTGCGAGCTGCTCGCGCGTCTCTTTACCCCGCGGTGAGACCGTCATGCCGTCATCGAGGAGCTCCTCGAGCTTGCTCTGCCAGCGCTTGTTCGTCTTCCTCACGCGATCGCCTCCTCGGTATCCGGGTGCATGATGCCGCGCGCGACCTGCCGATCCGCGTAGTGGTCCTCATCCTCCTGTGCGACCACGACGAGGTCAGTTTCCCGTATGTTGCGGTCGATGGTGCAGGCCGAGTTCGGCGGGTGGCCGTCCAGCTTCGCGAGCAGGGACAGGAGGTTACGCCGGGAGAGGGTCACCTCGATCCGCTCGGGTTCGTGCTCGCCGGGTGTGATCTTCACGTTCATACGATCCTCCCTAGGTACTCGCCGAGGTTGCCCGATGTCGTCCTACGCCAACCGTGCAGGTCTCCGATCACATCATCGGGAGCCATCCCGCATGATCTGACGGTATCCGCTGCCTCGCCTCCGATGGCCACGACCGCCGGCGAACCGAGCCCACGCCACAGGGCTTTCAGGGGTTCAACACCCTCGCCGTCCGGTCGGACCGCGTTCACGAGTGCGCACTGCCTCCACCCGCTGAGCTCGCCCAGTAGGAAGTGCGCATCCGTATCCTCATACGGCATGGACGGCATCGCGCGGTGGCTGTCGTGTGGGCCCACGATGAGGAGCCGCGGTGCGGGCGACCCGACCCATCGCGGTGTGACGCCCATCAGTTCGCTTGCGATCACGGAGCGCCGAGCGGCCTCGTGCAGGGCCGCGCCGGGCCAGCCACCGTGCTCGTACTCCCACACGGGAAGTCCCGTCTCCGACACGACCGAGCGGTACAGGTTCGCTGCGTAGTCGATGTCTCCGAGTAGGTAGATGGGCTCACCGGCCGCCTCGTACTCGTCGGCCGTCGCCTGATCGACGGCGCGCACCGCATGTAGCAGCACAGCGCCCCGCGACATGTAGAACATGTTGAGCCACCGTCGCATCGGCTCGTCGAGCTTCGACGGCCGGTCGAACACCAGCGGCCAGACGCTCTCCCCGACGTGGCTCCGGTCGAGGATCACGGTGGACCTGACCGGGTCGTATGTTGCGAGCGACGCTGTGTACTCGTACAGCGGGTGGGTTTCAGGCTTGCTGAAGTGGAAAATAGTCCCGCCCGTGAAGGCACTGAGGCGATCGGCGAGGGTGGACTTACCAGTTCGGTCGATCCCCTCGATGAGGATGATCACGAGCCGATCCCCAGCAGAGGTATGACCTCCACTTTCGGCATTCCGTTCACGTACTGGGGCGGCTTCACCGACACGATGTTGTCATCGATTTTCAGCGCAAATGGCAACTCGAACGGGCAGCGCTTGATCACCTCTCGGACCGCCTTGAGTTCGGCATCGAGTTCCGTCTTGCGGATCACGAGCCTCGCGAACTCCTCGTGGGTCATCTCCTTGGTTTTAGCGGGAGCAGACAACGTCGACCTCCTCGGGTCCTAGCTCGATGCAGGGTTGTAGCGGCGGCTCGTACTCGAGGTCGCCGAGCAGGTCTCGGAGAGCTGCTGTGGCTGTGGCTTCGAGGGCCGTGGCTTCCTTACCCGTTATGCCGAGCTCGCGTGCCGCCTCGATCCGTGTATGCGGTTCGTACGGGTCGATCCCGTGCCGCATCCGGATGAACTCCGCCGCATCAGTCGGAAGCCGATCTAGCGCGTCACGGACGCGGAAGACGGTCTCACCCTCCCCGGGTTCGGGTGCTGCGATCCGATCGTACAGCGCGGACTCATCGTCGAGGGATGCGAGGACGTTCGAGGACTCGAGCGCCTCTACGACGTCGGTCTCCTTGCACTCGAGGACGGCGGCGATCTCGGCGGGCGTCTTCCCGGAGTCCCGGAGCTCTTCAGCCTTCTGGCGGCGACGGCGGATGATGTACGGGACGATGTCTTCCTGCGAGATGGATCGCTGCATGAAGTGGTCGATCCACGTGGTCGCGTACGTCGAGAACTTGACCCCCTTCGTCGGGTCGAACTTGCGGGCCGCGCGCTCCAACCCGAAGACCCCCTCCTGCACGAGGTCCTCGTACGGCACCCCGCGGTTCTGCCACTTCTTCGCTCGCCAGAACGAGAGTCGGAGGTTATGTTCCACGAGCGTCCTCACGGCGTCTGGGTCCCCAGCCTCACGCCTGCGGGCCAGCTCGGCCTCACGGGTAGGCGAGAGGAGCGGTAGCTTCCCTGCCTGGTGGAAGAGTGTTTGGAGCCCAGGTTCCGTCATCACGCGACAAACCTATCATACGTTTGAACAATGTGTTCGAGCGGCGGCTGCCACGACCTCAAATCCTCTCCCTCTGGGGGTTCGACGACAGCCATCGTGCGTCCCGCGAGGTGGCTCCTCCACACAGCGACGGCGTTCCGTCCCGCCTCATCACCATCGAACGCCACGAAGTAGGTATCCGCCTGGACGTCGACCCACTGCGGTAGGAAGAGCCCAGCCCCCGCAGGGAGCGCAAGCACATCAGCGGGAGGAGCTTGGAGTGCTGCCCACCATGCATCTGACTCGCCCTCACATAGGATCACGTCCCGATGCAGCCGCGCGTTCCATCCCCCGTACATGCAGTCGAAGGACGATCCCGGCATCGCCCATCGCTCACCACCTCCCAGCTCGCGGAACTTCACCCCGGTCAGCGTGCCGTCGTATGCGTAGTGCGGGATGACGGTGTTCCACGACTCGTCGAACCCCATCCGCCACGTGCCAGCGAGGAACAGGTCAGCGTGCCACCGGTACGCGTCTGGTGCGGACTGCGGGACAACCCCCAGCGCCACGCCTATGGATCCGAGGCTCGTGTTCGCGCGCTCGCGAGCGTCGGCCACCAGCTCCTCTGCTGTTGCCCGGTCGAAGGTACGCTTCAGCTCCTGCCCGACGCCCTCCCACTCGGGAGGCATGGTCGCGAGCATCTCCTGCGCACGCAGGAGCGAGTCAGTGAAGCCGACCCCCTCCATACGTTGGATGAGATCCAGAGAATCCCCTTTAGACGAGCATGGAAAACAACCCCACCTGGGCACATCGAACTCGTCCACCCACGTCCTGAATGACGGATCATGGTCATCGTGGAATGGGCATACGCGCTTCCCCTCGCCGTTCAGAGGCAGGCCCAGTTCGAAGCAGACATACGCCATCGGCAGGCTACGACGGATCGTCTCCTTATCCACGAACTCCATCAGCGTGTCGCGAACTTCCCACTGATGCGTGGCGGAGATTCACGGGCCATGCGCGTACGCTGCGCCCGCGAGAATCGGTCGCGTACCTCATCGGTGTACACACCTGTGCGTCCCTTGTTCCAAGGTGTCGGCCACGAGGATTTGGCCCGCTGTTTCGCTGCGGCGGATAGCTTCTGCCGGTGTTCCTCAGTCTTCGGGACCCCGAGGTGGGTCGCGGACATCACACGGCGACCCTCCTCGGTGAACGAGGCGCTGGTGTCGCCACCATCACCACCTGCTGTCAAGTTTGTGAGGTTCGGGAGCTCAGCGATCCATCGCCTCTCCGCCTCATCCAGGTCGGCCGGGTCATCCTCGAGGACCCGGATCGTCGGTGGACCCGGCAGCGATCGGATCCAGTTAGCCTTCCGTGACCTTCCTCGATCCGCCAGGTGGCACTTGAGTCTGAACTTCGGATCACCCACCGTCTTCCCTACGTATCGGACCTCTCCTGTGTCCGGATCACATAGCCCGTAGATAACTCCCATACTGGAATCATATCGTCAAGACCGCATAAAGAAGACCGAGTCCTTGTCAACGAATTCCACAAGGCGACTGTACCATCACTACAACCTCCGCAGTCCACCTGCATTTTCTCCACGGCACTTTCGCCAGTACTTATTGTGCTCGCATGCTGCGTGCTCAATGTCGGCAAGGGTAAGAGGCCGACGAAGAGGCTCGACCGTCAGCGCCATCCATCCCGGAAAGATGCGCTTCTGTTCGTTCCGCACCTTCTTGATCAGGTCCAGCATTGTGAGCTGCGGCCGGCTTCCGCCGTTTCCGGTTCCAAAGCACTGAAGCAGCGAGACGCCCGGGCCACGGTCATGCGCGTTATTCGGGTTATCATTTGTGTGGACATGTATCCACTCATCAGTGCTGATAGCCGGGTTGATGTACGAGCAATCGAGTGCAACCGCTTGGCCGTTGAACCCGCCGAATCCTTCAGTTTGGCGTTTTCCGAAGAAGGTGGTCCATATGTCCTGAAGGGTTCCACCTATCTCCACCAGATTCGATAGGCCGGCGACGTCCCACGAAAGCGGATCGGTGACTAGACGTTGCGCGAAAGAGCGGCCGTCGCGGCCGGAAGGACCCTGGCCCGCACGGCCAAGCAGGGTCCTAAACTGTTTCGGGTCGCGCTCGCGATTGAGCTGGTGTCGGTGAAGTCGTGCCACTACGGTCTTCAAGGTTTGTGGGGTCACATCCCGGGCGCCAAAGTCTCCGTTTTGCCACAGTTCATTCGGTCCACGGAGGAAGCGGTAGAGGAGGGAGCGGAGCACCTGTGTCCGGATATCGTCTGCCCCCACGAGCGACTCGCGTAGAATGATGGTCCCAGCATCAAACTCGCGCTGCACGTTTGTGAAGCGATACTTCGAAAGGACCGGATCGAGCGTCCACGGCCTAAGGTGGCCCGCGTAGCGTTCACGCGTAATTCGCTGCCGCTCTTCAAGCCACTGTGGAAACTGAAGTGGCAGAAACTCGTCAGCGTGGGTGATTCCTTGAGGTGAGGCGATAGTCCTCACTCCTGTCCTCTTGTTGGTCAGTGATGAAGCTAGAGACATTATATCCGTCCTTTCTCGTTGTAGGTAGACTCTAACAAGGAGAATGGATTGTGTCAAACGTAGCACGGGCGGCCACCCGAAGATGACCGCCCGCTGATGTGGATCGACCTCCCGACCGGCTGCGAGGTAAATCTAGCTGCTGGTGCTCGTAGGCGGAGTCGAGAAGGACGGGAGGATCTTCTCGAGCGCGGCATCCACAGCGCCCACCGCGACGAGCACGGAGGCGAGCGTGGTCGAGTCCAGACCGACTCCCGGGATCACCGTGAGGACGAACCCTGCGACGGCCGCAGCCGTGACCGGGCTCTGGAGCGTCGCGATCTCCAGCACGATGTTCTTGATCGCGGTCAGGAACGAGTCGACCTTGAGCCTCGTGGTGACCGTGCCCGAGGGCGGCGACACGAGGATGAGCTTCTGGAGGAACAGGTCGGCGGTGCCGATCGCTGCGAGGATCGGGGCGAGCGTGGTCACGGACAGGTCCGTGCCGGGTATGAGCGTGATGATGAGGCCCGCGACGGCGGATGCCGTGACGGGTCGGGCCAGCGTCGCGATGTCCACGACGATGTCCTTGAGGATGGTGAGGGCGTTGTCCGCCTTCGCCGAGAACGAAGCAGCCACTGGTGGCCTCCTGGTGTCGGTTACGTCCGGATCGTATCAGGTCCGGATGAAAGT